AAAATTTTGCAATATTTGGAAACGCCTCAGCTAAACGCGCGCCTATTGTTAGTCCTTCTTCAGCGCTACCAAATAATGGACGAATGATATCACCTATAGCGCGCAATGCACCAGTGAATTTGCTCCATGCTTCCGTTATTTTGGTTATTATATTTGTTACATATTTGACGAGTGCAGATTCTCTCACAAATGCAACTGCGCTTTCGCCAACCAATTTTATTGTATCAAATAAAGAAGTTAATGCCATGCGTATTTTATTGAATCCATTGATCACAAAGGTTCCAATTTTTGTATCTGCTAAAAATGTAGAGGTTGCCTCAGCAATACTTGAAATGTATTGCCCAAAACCTTTTAAAATGTTTCCTATTTTGACAACGCCTAAACTTATGGTTTCATACATTTTGGTATCGCTAATTAAAGCGCCAAACATTGATGCTGCTTCAGTAACAAAGCCAACAACAGTACCACCTATAAGACCAGCAGCAAAAGTAAGAATGTCAGCTAAACCGCCGCCGCCTCCACCGCCAACTGCACCGCGTGAGGCGTCGCCGACGTTAGGCGACGCCTCACGTGTGCTGAGTGCAGCAAGAAGATCTCTACGGTTTTCTTCTTGCTGCATATCATTGCTTGTAAAGAATTCCAACAACTCTTTACTGCTACGACTGATATCAGATACCGTTTGACTCAGGCTGTTTACAACATCCAACAACTGCTCACTGTTATCAATATTCCGTGCGATCAATTTGTTGTTATCATCAACAGCATCCAACAGCACATCACCTGAAAAGTTTAAACTTTTAAGCTGTGCTATTACTTCTGCTAATTGACTAGATTGTGTATTGGCCATTGTAGTTTAGTTGCTATTTTTACGTTTTTCTTCTTCCTTTTTAAGATGTGAAACTAGCATTGAAATGTATATCTCCCTCTCCCACGGTATCATCATATCCAATTCACTTAATGAGTATTTGTGGTGCTGCATTAGTGCAAAGTTAGTTTGGAAATAATTAACCAATGATTCATGTGAGAGGGCTAATCGAAAAAAGCTTGGGTGCCAGACAATTCAAGTTGGTTATCATGGCCGCAGCCTTTGCATTTAAATTCAACTGTTTGTTTAAGTGACGGTGCAGCTGCAATGAATGATTCAATCTTTTGCATTTGTGAACGGTTAAGACTGTTGATAAAAGTAATCAGTTCAGCTTTTGAGGAATTTTCGGCAGGATATACTTTCTCTGCATCAAAGATACTTTCAATACTTGCAATAACAACATCATTGATAAGATCACTTTGGCTCTTTTTATTATCAGTCAATGCATTCATATCTCTAACCCGTATGTAACGCATATTGACACCGACAACATCGGTAATCATAATTGTCTTTGATACGCTGTCATCAAATTTTACAGCCACCTCATCAAGGTTAATTTCAACTGGATTTTGTACTTCACACGAGCTGCACTTGATATTAACATGACTAATCTCTCCAACGCTTTTGCTGCGCAACTTAAGGAAAATGTATTCAAGGTCAAATGTTGTCAACATATTTACTTCAACCTTTTCAAATGTACATGCGCGAATAATATCTTTCATTGCGCCTAACATTTCGCGAGAATCTTGTGACTCTTGAGCCATAAGCAAGATCTTTTCTTCCTTTACGAGAAAGGGACGATATTCAATAACCTTCTTTGTGGAAGGAATTTCAACTGTATACTTTGGTGATTCTAGGATTGGTAATGCCATAATTTAATTTATAATGTAGTTTTGTGAAAATATATTTTAGCTATTCTTGTGAAGGGTGTGTTCTTATTGTAATTTTATCAACATATTACGATGGCGTAAATTTTTTGGATGACCATGTATTGTATGTAAAAACCACAGTTAATTTTTGAATACTATTATCTGCATCATTACTCAATTCAATAGAATTGACACCCACAGGCCATGCGTTAGGAAGTGTAACTTCATATATTATTTGGTCAGCTTCATTTAACTGCTGCAATAAAATTGTTTTTGCAAATGTATTTGTATAATTAGCTAGGTATGTAACTGGATTTATTATGCTAACTAACCATTTGTCAAAAAGATCTTTAACATAATAATCATTTGTTAGATAAAATACGCATGTAACATCTTCATCGGTATATCCTGTTGGTACTTTATTTTCATTGCGCCATACAGAGAAATCTGTACTTAAAATTTGTCGGCCGGGTAATGTACAACTTTCGCAGAGCAATGTTAGATCTTTGCCATCTTCTCCGGTAATAGGATTTGATATTACAACTTGAAAGCGATTACCACGTGATAATCCGGCACGTCGTTTAATGATACTTTGTAAGTCTTGAATTGATGACATGGTTAAAATTGTTTAAGAGATTCTTTCCATACGCCAGTCTTATCATTACCAACAAATTTCCATGTTGGTAAACATACAGCAATTTCCCAATCCGTAGATGGTACTTCCACAGGCACACTGCGCAAGTGAGAGAAAAGATAGTGTTTAAAACACGGTGCAAAGTATTTGAGACTAGCTGCACTGCTCAACATATTGTATGTTAGTTTAAACTTTGTGGTTTCATCATACTTATTGTTGTTAGTAAATGACAACAACTTGTCAAAGAATAGAGCACGCAGTTTATTGGGCAAGTAATGTAAATTGAGACCATAGAATCCGCCTTTGGCTTTACCTACCATAATGATGAGCGGGAAGCGGTCATAGTATGGCAATTCTTCTTTACCTTTTGGATCATAAAAGAACATAAACATACGCCCAGGCAATGGACGATGCATTGGGTTAAGCGCTTGATCTTTAAGTAGTTTCTTACGATCTATATTGCTTAACCCTTTTAACTTGTCAAAGAACCAAGCACGGCTCTGCTTGGTTCGTGCAGCTATACCACTAGCTGATAGCTGATCATGATACTTCTCAAATGAAAACCCGGTTCTTGGAGTTGGACTATTGGTTGCCATATGCGCAAGTATATTTATACGCTCATGTTAGCAGCTTTATGCCCATACCGCGGATTGTCTCCTCTGTCCAAATCTCAAATTTCCAGCCACGTTGCTTAGCATATTCATTAGCACTTTCCCACTTGCTCATATTCTTTACATACTTTAGTACTTCGGTGAGATAACCTTTGCTCTTACTAGCTCTTTTCTTTGGCTCAAGAGTTTCTTTTTTTGGCTTAATCTCAATGAGATATGTGTCACCATTGCTAAATGTAATTTTAAGATCAACAAAGTATCGATGTACACGGTTATCAGTCTTGCAACGATATGGAACAACCACCTCTTCGCTGCTCCATCGCAATATTGCATCGTTATCATCACAAAACCGAAAAACCTGTCTCTCCCAAAGACTACGATACTCTATGCGACGGAAATCGCCTTCATACTTCCCTATATTCTTAGGATTAAATTTGCCACGGTAAGCCATATAAATAGTTATAGTATTTATATGGCTATTCCCACTCCCACCGTTTCTCCTACTGAATTGGTTTATCCTCATGAAATGAGGAATAACGATCTTGGTCATAGGCCAATGGTTAGATTTTCAACATTTGGCAACCAATTTAATTCTACTGTTAGCATATGCATGCCAATTCCAATGAATATATCATTTACTGATGCTGCTACATATAATGATGCAGAACTTGGATTTGCAGGCGGAGCTGGTATGGCTGCGGCAAGAGCTGGTCTAGGGAGTGGAGGAACAGATATTTCCGCTGGTGTAAGTGCCGGCCTAGGAGCAATTGCTGGCGGCATACCAAAAAGCCTTGGTAATTTAGCTCAAGGATTAACTGAAAATTTTGGTAAAGCTGATGATAAAGCTAAAGCCGCAGTAAGTATTGGAGTAGGTGCTACTCTTAATAAAAATATCACAACACAATTTACTGGTACTGGCACTCGTCGTTTTTCGTTTCAATTTAAATTTATTTCCACCAGTAATGATGAATCAAATACAATAAATGCTATTTCAAAAGCATTCCGTGCTGGATTGTATCCAAAGGGCAATGCATATCAATTGCAATATCCGCCTACATGGAAAATTCAATTTGTTGATGGACTGAAAGGACTGGATATACCATATCTTCCAAA